GTGAGCGAGCGTTTGGTGGGGTGGCGAATACAGATCAGCACGGGGAGAAAACTCGGTTGATCACAGCGCAAGCAAATATTGCTGAGATGAACGATGCCGAGTTGCGTGGGGATTTGGTGCGTGTGAGTGTGGTGCGGCGCACAATATTCACCGCTGCACGTGGTGTGCGTAATTCACTGCAAACAGTGGCCGATCGTTTGGCCGTGCCAATTGCTGGCGAGAGTGACCACCATGAAATACACAATATTATTGAGGGCGAGTTAAACCAAATTTTAACTGATATGGATGAAGAATGGGCAAACGTAGTGGCCGAGCCGGTAGAGGATGAGCAGCAAGAAGATACCAAAGACTGATGCTGATGGTGAGGCGTTAGTATTTAACGCAATTGCGGCCGGCCTAAAACCCGACCCCTGCGAGCCGATGAGTGAGTGGGCTGATAAATACCGCTTATTAAATCAAACTTATGCAGCCGAGCCGGGCAAATGGCGTACCAATCGCACCCCGTATTTGCGCGAGATCATGGATGCGTTTAGCCCGTCAAGCCGCACTGAGTTTGTGACCATTATGAAAGGTGCGCAGCTTGGTTTTACCGAGGCGCTAACCAATATGTTGGGTTATATTATCCACCGCGCACCAGCGCCAACCATGATGGTGCAACCAACTTTGAATTTAGCTAAACGATATAGCAAACAAAGGCTGGCCACTATGATCCAAGACATGCCAGTTTTAAAAGGTTTGGTTGCTGACCCACGCGCAAGGGATAGCGGCAACACCACCACATCAAAAGCCTTTGATGGCGGCGTGTTATTTATTGCCGGTGCTAATTCAGCCTCGGATTTACGCAGTGTGCCGGTGCGGTATTTGTTACTTGATGAGGTTGATGCCTACCCTTACGACTTGGACGGTGAGGGTGATCCAATTGAGTTGGCGGTTAATAGGACAAAGACGTTTGCACGGCGCAAGGTTTTAATTGGCAGCACGCCAACTGTTAAAGACGTTAGCCGTGTTGAGCGTGAATATTTAAAAGGCGATCAACGTAAATACCATGTGGCCTGCCCGCATTGTGACACCATGCAAGAACTGGTTTGGGCAAATATTAAATGGGATAAGGACGAGAACAAAGTAGCAAGGCCGGAAACTGCATTTTATGCTTGCAGCCATTGCGCAGGGGTTATCAATGAAAGTGACAAATTAGAAATGTTGCAACATGGCCAGTGGGTTGCCACCAAGCCGCAGAACAATTACCGTGATACACGCAGAAGTTACCACATATCAAGCCTTTACAGCCCGTGGGAGTCGTGGGCAAACTTAGTGCAAAAGTGGTTAGATGCACAACGCGACCCACATTTATTAAAAACCTTTGTTAATACAGCACTGGGTGAGTGTTGGGATGATGAGGCAAACCGCGTTAACCAAGAAGATTTACAACAAAAGGCCGAGGCCTACCCACTGCGCACCGTGCCAATGGGCGGCTTATTAGTGACGGCCGGCGTTGATACGCAGGACAACCGCCTTGAGGTTGTGTTGTGGGCATACGGTAAAGACGGCCAGCAATGGGTAATTGACTACCATGTGTTTTATGGTGATCCATCCTCGCCGGCGTTATGGGATGAGTTAGACGAGTATTTACAAAAAGAGTTGCAGCACGCCAGCGGGGAAAGTGTCAAAATTAGTGCGGCCGCTATTGATACGGGTGGCCATCACACACAACGCGTTTATGACTTTTGCCGCACCAGGCGTTACCGCCACATCATTGCCATTAAAGGCTCATCCACCCGCAATAAGCCAGTCATATCAAAACCATCTAGCGTTGATGTTACGTTTAGTGGCAAGACATTAAAAGACGGTGTGCAATTATGGCCGGTGGGTACAGATACAGCCAAAGAGGTTATTTATGGCAAGTTTAATATTAAGACCGGCGCAGGCGCAATGCACTTTTCCAATGAGTTACCTGATGAGTTTTATGAGCAAATATCATCAGAAAAATTAATTACTAGATACCACAAAGGTTTTCCACGTAAAGAGTGGGTTAAGCCATCGCATGTGCGTAATGAGGTGCTGGATTGTAGTGTTTACAGTTTGGCTGCTGGCTACCATTTGGGCATGAACAAGTTTAGCCAACGCGATTGGCAAACTTTAGAGGACACCGTGCAACCACTAACCAAGGATTTATTTGCTGATAAAACTGAAAATATTAAGCAAATAATTGAAAACAAACCTAAAAAACCACAGCAAAACTATCAACCAATTGCCCGCAGGAAAAAGCCTAACGCTGGTTTTGCCTCGCGTTGGTAAATAAAGGTTGACATTTCAAAAAAAGTTACTAACCTAAATACTAGATATAGTGCTTTTTGCACACAACAAATACTAGATATAGGGGTTTTATGGCAAATATGTTTGATTCGGCAAACTATGCTGAAACAGAGCCAGCCAAGTTTATTGCCGGTGATCGCCTCGCGTGGAAACGCACCGATCTTGGCACAGATTATGCACCCGCAACATACGCACTTCAATACTCAGCACGCCTAGAAAATGGCGGCACAACTGAGATAACCATAGCGGCCGGAGAGTCAGGCAGCGATTATATTGTTGAGGTGGCAGCAGCAACCACCACCGCATACACAGCAGGCGTTTACCATTGGCAAGCCTACATTGTGCGCTCGTCAGACAGTGAGCGTATAACCGTTGATCACGGCACTTGGGAAGTGTTGGCCAACCGTGATGCTGCAACCACTGACCCACGCGGCCACGTTAAAAAAGTACTTGATAACATTGAGGCTGTTTTAGAAAAACGCAGCACCAAAGATCAAGATAATTACTCAATAAGTGGACGTTCACTAGGCCGCACCCCAATTGCTGATTTAATTTTATTACGTGACAAATATCGGGGTGAGTATTTACGCGAGCAAAGGGCAGAGCGTATTCGCAATGGCCTAGGTCATGGCGGCATTGTAAAGGTTAGGTTTTAATTATGGATTTTAATTTTTTTAAAAAACACAAAGCAAAAAGACAGCAACCAATGCGACGTTCTTATGCGGCTGCAAAAATAGACCGTTTAACTAACAGTTGGACAACCACACAACAAAACATTAATAAGGATTTACAATCAGGGGGCAAGGTACTTAGAGCGCGTGCGAGGGATTTAAGTATTAATAATGATTATGCGAAAAAATATTTACAAATGGTTGTCAGCAATGTGGTCGGGGCTAAAGGTATCTTACTCCAAGTTAAAAGCAAAACTAACCGCGGCAAGTTAGACCAAAAATCAAACCGCATAGTTGAGCAAGCATGGCTGCAATGGTCAAAACCTAAAAATTGCGCGTGGGATGGCCGCCTTTCATTTGTTGAAATGCAGCGCTTATTTATTGAGAGTGTTGCTAGAGATGGCGAGGCACTTTGTCGCATTATTCACGATGATTCTAAGTTTGGTTTTAAGCTGCAATTTTTAGATATTAACCGCCTTGATGAAAACCTAAATAAAGATTTAGGCAATGGTGTAGTCATTCGCATGGGTATTGAGTTTGATATTACCGGCAAGCCATTGGCCTACCACTTATTGATCAACCCTGAGAATGTGGCCACCGCTGCTGCAAGGGCTGAACGTGTTGAGGCTGATAATATTATTCACGCTTTTATGGGTGAACGCCCCGAGCAAATAAGGGGCGCAACATGGTTGGCCAGTGCCATGACACGCTTGCAAATGCTGGGCGCGTACGAAGAAGCAGAACTCGTGGCGGCCAGAGTTGGCGCTAGTTCCATGATTTTTTACACCTCAGAGGCCGGTGATAGCTTTATTGGTGATGAGGCTGACGATGGCTCACTATTAATGGATATTGAACCGGGCATTGGCCACCAATTACCAGCCGGTATGAAAGCCGAGGCATTTGATCCTACCCATCCAACATCAGCATTTAAAGATTTTAATAAGGCCATTTTGCGTGGTATTGCTAGTGGTTTGGGCGTGGCTTATAACAGTTTAGGTAATGATTTAGAGGGCGTTAGTTTTTCCTCAATACGTTCAGGCACATTAGAGGAACGCGACCAGTGGCGTGTTAAACAAAACTGGATGACACAACATTTTATGACCCGTATTTATGAGCAGTGGTTAAGTATGCAATTACTTAACGGCTCGTTAGGTTTGGACATGGTTAATTTTGATAAATTAACTGAGGTGCGCTGGCAGCCAAAAGCATGGCAGTGGGTTGACCCGCTTAAAGATATTAAAGCCAGTGTTGAGGCTATCAATGCCGGCATTAAAACAGCCAGTGAGGTTGTGGCCGAGCAGGGCGGCGATATTGAGGATGTATATGACCAACTTGCATACGAGCAAGAATTGGCTAAATCCAAAGGCTTAAATTTAACAATTACCATTAGTGAGGTATTAAGTAATGAAACAAATCAAAACGGGTAATTTATCTCGTTCATTTAATTTTGATCGTAGTGCAATTGACGAAGAAGCAAGAACGGTAAATTTATCGTTTTCAAGTGATATGCCAGTTGAAAGGTGGTTTGGGATGGAAGTGTTAGATCACTCGCCTAAATCCGTCA